CCCCTCCTTGTCCTATGAGTCTTGTACAGAAGACGCATGAATTATTGGGCAAGAGGCCTAGGCCTCGCATGCCAAGAATTCAATTGTCCAATAGTGCGTCACTCAACTGTAGCCGCCGAGTGGGCGGAGGAGCTGAGGAAGTCATCCGAAGTCATAATGGCCTTGTGCCACGTACAGTGGCTGGAAGGGTCCAAGACCCCTTTGCTGAGCCATTATGTCCTCATGAATTATTACGTATAGTCGAAGTCTCCAGCGGGAGGCTTGAATACGTATATGGCAGAGAAGTCCCCACAATAGACGAATTGCGAAGACTCTGCCAGACTTCCTCAAGTCGTAGGTGCGTCCGTGCTGTGGGCTTACTCGAGCCATTGAAGTGTCGTGTCATTACATGTGGCGACGCTCCTATGCAAAGTCTCATGGAGACTATTAGGAAGCCAATTCATGACAGACTTAGGACACTTCCAGGACTCGAGCTCTTGGGGCGCCCACTTCAGAAGGGGGACTTAGTCAGTCTTTGCGCAAAGGCTGACAGTCTTGGCATGACTGGTCCAGACGTCAAATGGGTCAGTGGCGACTTCAAGGCAGCGACAGACAATTTGTCCGCAGAAGCCTCAAGACAAGTCGCGGCAGCCCTAATTGACTGGACTGGACGAGTCGAAGACATGGAATTTGTCATGGAGTCCTTATTTGGGACGGTACTTCAGTACCCTGAGCCCAAGGGAGTGTCCTCCATGAGTGCCAGCTGCCCAGGCACCCCACAGAAAGAAATTCAGCAGAGCACCGGCCAGCTCATGGGCAATCCCATGTCATTCCCCATTCTGAGTATTGTGAATTTCATAGGCTTTTGGAAAGCCCTTGAAAAGCACTTACGTCGGAAAGTGCAGCCTGCAGAAGTCCCTGTATTAATTAATGGCGACGACATACTCTTTCGAGCAAATGACGCCTTGTATACAGAGTGGCAGGCCACAATACGGCACCTCGGGCTTAGTCTAAGCGTCGGCAAGTCTTATTTTCATAAGAATACATTCACTTTGAATAGTGAAATGTACAAGTGCCGAGGCGACGGCCTGAGTGAGGAATGCTATGACAAAATAGAATTCCTCAATGTAGGACTACTCCGAAAGGCATTCGCGGACAAGACACTCCCAGCACATTTCTGTGCCGTAGCTCCCTGTCTTAGCGAAGTGCTTAAGGGTGCCCAGAGCCGAAATTGGGCATTCCGACGCTTCAAGCGCCACTGGCGACAAGAAATTGAAGCTAGCACCCGTGGAGGGCTGCTCAGCCTTTTCCTGCCGGCTGCAGCGGGAGGACTAGGTGTGGAGGCACATGACGTGGACTTCTATGTCACTCGAAAGCAAGCACAGCTTGCCCACGTCATGCTGGAGCATGCGAGTGACGCTCCTCTTGAGCATGCCAAGCTTACGCCAGCTGTAGTCCGGAAGTCATTCACTTCCAGTAGTACTGTGCGTAAGTCCCAGTCCTACAGTGCGCATTGGACGCATGACAGACAAATGGACAGACTTCCTGACACTGTCTATTCAGACCTTTCAGGCGAAAGACGTCAAGACAGTGAATTCGACGCTTGGGAAAGCCCTCTAGCAATATTCCAGAAGACTCCCAATGCAGTCGTATGGCGTAAAGCCATGAGGCTTATATACGCCAGGGGCGACATTTCTGGTCCTTTGGACCTTCGCCCGTCTTTCCTTCGCGAAGACAAGACACGTCTAATTGACGTACTTGTAAGGAAGGACTCCGAGGCACTCGACTCCTTAGCCTTTAAGAAATTAAAGGCAAAGCTTGAGTCCCTCGAAGAGGAAGTCTGAGCCGACTCACTCCAATATTTCCG